TTCCTCTGTATCTATACCACCATGAATAAAGAAGACTTTTCTATCATTCTTCTTGCTATTATTTATCATTTCATATAATATAGATCCATGGGTTTCTACTCTACTATATAAAACTAAAGTGTTTCCTCTTAAATCTAAAGTTAAGTTTTTAATAAATTTATTTCTTTTCTCATGAGAAATTAAATATTGTATTTCATCTTCATAAACATCAAATTTTTGAGGAGAGTGCTTAAGAACAATACACTGAATTTCCAATTGTGAAAGATGTCCTTGTTTCATCAATTGATCTGTCCTTGTAACTTTATATGATGGACCAAACAAGCCCTCTAAAACCCATTTATGAGTTTGAGTTCCGTCTAAAGTTCCAGTAAATCCAAATCGATATTTAGCATGATGCAATTTAGTCATGATTGAAATTAATGACTTACTCTTAAATAAATGAGCTTCATCACCTATAATAACTCCATAGTTCTCAAAGAAAGAACGCTCAAGTTTGTATATTGATTGCCAAGTAGTGATTGTAACTGAATTCTCATTTGTTTTTTCTCTTCCTGAATAAATTCGATGACAATATGACTCAGCATTCCAACCATAATCTTGAAAGTCCTTATACATTTGCTCCACGAGTGATGTCGTTGGAACAACTAAAAGTATTTTTTCGTGTTTATCTACATAGTATCTCACTAACGAATAAATCATCAGAGATTTTCCTGATGCAGTGGGAGATATCAATAGTTTTCGATTATTTCTTAATGCACCATATACTCCCTCTACTTGATAGTCACGAGGAGTGTGACAACAAATAGATTTCATGTAATCCTGAACACCTTCATATGAAATTCCATCATTTATTTCAAAAGGTTGTCCATAAAATTTATTATCTTCAAAACTATAAGTATATTTTGATTGCTCACAAAAACTTATAATTTTATCTAAAAGGCCAACATATATCTGTTTATTTCTAATATCAAATAAATGAATTTCACCATTCCAGTGTTTATTGCGATATTGAGGCATAAACTTTGCCCCATCCACTTGAAATGTAAAATGATCTCTTAATTCATACTCGATATGAGGTTGAGTTTGTAATTTTAAAAATACTTCGTTTATTTTTTTAATAATAATGTCTGATACACTCACGATGATTTATTCATCTATGAGTATTTATCTATCCCAGTCCGCTCATAAATTTTTGATATTCAATTGCATTTTTAATTTGATAAGTTCGATTATGTATCATTTTTAATATATTATCAACATAAAAAATTATCGTATCATAATAATCAAGTTTTAAAGAAACAGAAGAAAGTTTTTCATCAGCATCAAGATATTTTTGTAAGGTATCTTTATCTCTGATTTTTTTGGGAAATGGATTTTTTATATAAGTTTCTGGATCAGATTTACCAGAATAATATTCATATCTTTCATGTCTAATATTTTTTCTTTGTTGTTCTGCTTTCTTTTTTAAAAGTATTGTATGATTATAAATATCAAAATATTTTGCATGTAAAACTGGTATTTTTAATGATTCTGTATGAAGATTATCTGGATCTATTTCTGAATCCTTTTCCCACATTTTTTGAATTAATTCAAGATCAAAACTCATAAAGCAGTTCCACCAATAGTGGTTATATTATAGATAGTATACTTGAAACCTACGTCTGCTGTAAAGTATTGAATATCTGTATCAGTTGCATCAAAAGACAATGTAGATAGTGAATAAGGAAATAAATCTTTAAAGTTTACATTAAATTTTGCAACAAAATTACTGCTTAAAATTTGCAAAGTTCCATCAGAATATATGTTCATTGATTTTTTCCCGTATTTTGGATTTATAATACCATTATTTTGAAGGTTATAAATTTCTTCCAAACTTTCTGGGTATCCAAGACCACGAATCCAATTTTGCAATTCCATATAATTTTCAAGATTTTCATCAACTAAAAATCTTAAATTTAAATCTCCAAATATAATTTTATCTCCTGGAGTATCAATATCTTTTAGATAAGAAGGTTGTATTGCAACACCTAGAGTTAAATCTGGTATATTTGCTTGATTGCAAAAAAAAGCAACCTTTGGACTTCTTTTAAGTAAAAATTTAAAACCTGTTGGTGAAAGAAAATTTCTATTTTCTATTTGGTTGACTGACATTTTTTTAAATATTTAGATAAAAAAAGAGGGTCTTGAAAGACCCTCTCAATAAACTTTGTGAGAAGACTCACATTAGATTTTTTACAGCAACTCTTCTATAGTAACGGTTAGCATTCACTAGAAGTCTTCCAAGTCCTTGAGTAGTGCCTTCAGCAAATGGATTTGCAACAAGACCATAGCGAGTCTTAAATCCAATTTTTGGTTGGAATGAATTCTCACCAACGGCACGAACCATTTGAAGAGGAACATAAGGGCAATAGAACAGTCCAGCATCATAAGGTGAAGAACCCTTGTAACCAACAATATAATATTGATTACCAGGAGTAGCATTACCTGAGGTTAGGTTTGCTGCATATGGATCAATGTAAACACGATACTTACCTTGAAGAACACCAGCAAAGGTGTTACCAGTATCGTCAACATTGAGATTGGCATTGAGTGCAGGAGTGTAGTCAAGAACACCAGCCATAGTCAGTGCTGAAGCAACGTCAGCAGAGCACATGATGATATTACCCTTTCCACGACGAGTTCTTTGTGCGATTGCATTAGCATCACGCTCAATTTGGAATAGAAGTCCTTTGAACTTCTCAACTGACCAACGACCATTGGAATCAACATCAAGGTCAAATATACCTGCAGTAGCAACGTTTTGAACAGCACCTTGCTCAGCTACCTTATAAATGGTTCTGATAACCTCACGATTGATTTCAGCAAGAATCTCTGTTGAGAGAATATTTGCTAATTCTGCTTCGGCATTTAGACCGTGAATTGCCTTGAGATCTTGAGCAAGTTCTAATGAATACTCAGCTTTCAATGCTCTGGATTTTGCAGTTACAGTGACTTTCTCGATTGAAAATGCCATCTGATTGAAGGCATCACTACCAGTACCATCAAGGTTTTCTGCATCTCCCGTTGCCATTCCCTGACCTACGTTGTAGGCAGTGGAAGTTGCAGTGCCAACAGGGTTAAGAACTGAAGGGTTGGTTCCACTTTGAGCAGTAGTACCAATACCAGCAGCAGCATCACTGAATCCTGCAGTTTCATCAAGACCTGCATCTTGACCAGAGAATGCAGAATCTACTTCGTTGTAGAATGCTTCAGTACCACTCTGATTGATATAACGTGAGCGCATTGCAAAAATAAGTCCAGTAGGACCACTCATTGGTTGTACGCCAGCAAGATCATAAGCAACCAGATTAGGCATTGAACGTCTAATTAATGAAATTAGAACGGGATCGAAACCAGCAGTAGGACCAGCAGCAGCTGCACTGCCACCGAATCCTCCACTAGCACCAGCAGCATTACCGCTGTTGGTTGGAGATTCCATCAACATTGACAATGAACCATTGTCGAATGAAGACTGCTCTCTTAAAAATCTTTCTTGATTTTCTAACAGGACAGCAGTTACTGCTCTACGATGCGAATCTTTGATTGATTCAAGACCCTCATAGTTGAGTAGAGGAGCCCACTTTTCCTGCAGATGTTCTGATTGAAACATTTGCGTTTACCTTTAGTGTGTTTGTTTACGTTTGATTTAATATTGAATTCAATTATTTACTGAATCTTGAAAGAGTGTTCAGGTAAGATGCCATTGTTCCTGAAATAGATTCAGGTGAACTATCTATTCCTTCTGACAAATTTTCAGTTTGAGACCTTGAACTTCTATATGATGGAAAATATGATTCTCTCAAAGTCTCTAATTTTTCACGATATTCTGATTCACTTTCAAACTCAACACTTTCGGCAAGTGAAGCGAGCTTATCTTTCTGAGTGGCAGCAAGACCACTAGAAACTTGTTCAAAGATTCCGTCAGCAACCGACTCTGAGAGACGTTTGTTTAGGAAAACATTTTTCTCAATTTGCTCGTTGAGTTTTGTTTCCATTTCATCAAGTTTTTCTACCATACTATCTAGAACATCATATTTATCTTCAGGGATTTCTACATAATGATTTTCAAAAAGATTCTTCATTCCTTGAATGAAGGACTCTGTAAGTTCTGCCTTAAGTCCTTGCTCGATTGCAAGGTAGTTTTCGGTAAACCATTCATCAGCAACATATTCTAGATAAGAATCTACACGCTCGTTGAGTTCAGTTTTAATTTCTTCAACCTCCTCAACAAGTGCTCTTGCATATTGATCTTCAATAGATTCTTTGATTTCACTAACCTTGGATCTAAGAGCAGCTTCAAAAATGGTTCTTGCCTTTATCTGAAACTCTTCTGAAAGTTCTTCACCTTCTAGAAGAGCATTTACATCTTCTTCAATATCAAAATCTTCTTTCATATCTTCTTCATCTTCTTCATCCTCGTCCTCGTCTTC